GGGGGTGGTTCAGGCATAGTCGCGTGTTCCTTTCGCGGCGCTTGACGTTTGGCGGCGGTCGGAACGACCGCCTTGCAGGTCGTCGTACCGACGACCGCTAAACACCCCGCGCGGCGCCCCGGGCGGCGTGAGGCCGCCCGGGGTCGCGCGGGGCTTCGGTGGCGTCAGGCCGGCGGTCAGTTGGCGTTGACGACCAGCTTGACCGCGGGCAGATCGCGGTGGTCCTCGTAGTCCTCGTCCCAGTTGGCGGCGGTGGCCAGTTGGGCGTCGGTGGGGTTGGGCGTGGCCGAGGCCGGCGCCCACTTCATCCCCTTGACCAGGTAGTCCACCGTGTAGTCCTTCCGCAGGACGTTGCGGACGCTCTCGGTGTCGAGGTCGCGGTCGGCCTCGAGGGCGCCGTCGGCGACGACCTCCGCCCGCAGGGCTCCGGGGCCCAGGCCCAGGACGAAGTACTTGGTGTAGTACCCGCTGGTCAGGGCGGTCTGGAGGGCGGGGATGTCCGCGACGAGGACCTTCCGCCCGAAGGCGGCGGGCACGTCGGAGACCATCAGCGTCCCGGCGACGCGGTCGATCTGGAAGTTGGCGATCTGGTCGCCGACCAGGTCGGTGAAAACGGCCGACGGCATCACGAACAACTCGATGTCCTCGCGGTGGTCGCCCATCCTGCCCAAGAGGGCGTTGAGGTGGGCGGCGGTGAGGGTGACCCGGGCCCCGACGGTGTGCCCGCGGGCGACGTCCAGGACGTGGATGTCGGCGCTGGCGGTGGTGCCGTCGGTGGTGTCGGCGCTGTCGACCGCCGCCACCGCGGCGGCGATCAGGTTGTTGCGGATGACCTTGAACTGCGTCTCGGCGAACTGGAGGCCGATGTTGGCGCTCCACTGCTCGGGGGTGATCCCGGCGGCGCCGGCGGCGTCGTCGGCGAAGTTCACCGGGCCAAGCCGCCGGACCTGGCGGACGGACGAGCCCGTCGCCATCTCCAGCTTGATCGCCGTGGCGGTGTTGGCGGGGTTGGTGGTGTCCACCCGGCTGTCCAGGTCGGACATGCCCTTGAACCGCCGCCACTGGGTGTACTCGCCGCCCTCGGACGCCTCGCGGGCATTCTCGCTGGTCAGCACGATGCACCCGCCGGAGGCCTCGTTGAACACGTCGAGGATCTCCGCCAGCCCCCGATACTGCTCGGTCTCGAGGATCTCCGGGATCACGACGTCACTGCGTGCGGATACGGCCATGTTGCTCTCCTGAAGGATGAGGCACCCGGCACAAGGCAACGGGGACCAGGGATCGAAACATGCTGCACCCCTCGTGCCTCGTGCCTCGTGCCCCGTGCCTGCTGTGATGCGTCAATGGTTGGTCTGCGCCCTGCCGGCGCGGGTGCGCTTCCACTGCCCCAGACGCCGCAGGTACTCGTCGGTCCCATGCTCCCGGATGAACGCGAACCGCTTGGCGGGGTCCGCCTCCATCTCGGCCATCGTGCAGCGGTCGGCCGGGCCGCCCTTGTGCGCGCCGCTGCCGACGTCCCCGGACGGCGGCATAAAGTGCGCCCCCTCCGCCGTCAGCCAGGCGTCGACGAACCGCTCCACGGAGACGGTCGCCTCGGGCCCGGCGGCGGGGTCGGCGATCGGCCTGCCGGCGGCGTCCACCACGCGGACCACCGGCTCGTCGCCGTCCAGGTCCACGCGGACGTGCCGGTCCAGCAGGTACGCCGCCTGATCCACGCGCGTCACCCCGCGCGACGCCAGCGCGCTCTTGAGGCGGTCCGACCCGACGATCCGGCGAAGCCGCTCCGTCAACGCCGACACCTCGCGGCGCCGGGCGTCCAGCTCGCGCTCCTGGCGGTCGGCCTCGGCCTTCAGCCGGCGGTACTCCCGCACCTGCTCGGCCGACAGGGCGCGGGCCTCCATCTCGCCGAGCTTCGCCTCGGCGTCCTGGGCACGCTTGCGGTAGCGGCGGCTCTCGGCAATCAGCCGGGCCTTGACGGACTCGAAGTCCTCCGCCGCCCCGGCCTGGACCTCCCCGACCGGCTCGCCGCCGGACGGCTCGCTAAACTCACGATCAGACATGGGATTCTCCTGCCCGACTGGGCATCACTCTGGGGCCCGCGGGCCCCGAACCTGTGAATGGGTGCCACCGGCTGCTTGCAGCCCGTGTACGTGGCGGGCGGGACGCTCGACGGGCCCCGCCACCATTCGGCACAGGCTGCAAGCAGCCTGTGGCACCCATGTCTACTTCCATCTTCGAACTATCCTTCACCGAACGTCGCCCGCTCGATCTCGGCCAGGGCCTCGGCATAACGCGCGTCGTCCTGCTTCGCGACGGCGTCGAGGATCTTCGCCAGCAGCATCCGCCCCAACGTTTGGGTCTGATCCCCCACGCCGATGCCGAAGAACTCCCGAGCCTGGCGGATCAAATCGTCCGCCGAGCTCAGCACGTACCGCTTGTTGTACTCGACCGAGTAGCCGATCTCCTCGTCGGACACGGGCCGGCCTTTGTACCGGCTGACCGCGAGCCGGACGATCTCCCGCTCGACGGCCTCCGCCTGCACGGCGGTCATCCGCATCTCGTTGTCCAGGTCCGTCCTCTCGACGGCCACCTGGGCGCCGGAGTTGGCGGTGCTCTTGAGCTCGCCCGTCCCGCCGGTGAGCTTGCCGATCCGCAGGATCGCCTCCATCGCCAGCTTCAGCCAGCGGCGCTTCTCCGCGATGTGCGCGACCACCTCCCCGAGCTGCCGGACGTCCACGCCCTCCGGCAGGACCCACGAGCAGGACGGCGTGATCTCACGCGGCGCCCGCTGGACGTCGTCGAGGCCCGTGACGGCGTAGAACGCCACCGACAGGTACAGGTCGAGCTGCCCCTGGCTGAGCAGGTTCAGCATGTACCGTGCAATCGGGGCGATCCGCGTCAGCAGCGACAGCGGCACGCGGGCGTACTCCCCCCGGATCGACTCCTTGTAGTACCACGAGACCACCGGACAGCAGCCCGTCGTGATCGGGCCGGTCCGAACCATAGTCGCCCCCTCGCCGTCGGTCTCGTACAGCCGCCAGCGGTCGCGGGTGACGGTCAGATACTGCCTGCCCCCGCCGGCTTCGGTCTCGTCGGCGGGCGGGACCTCGCCCAGGTCGTACCGCGCCCAAAGGTACCGCCCGGCGTGGTCGCACGCCCAGTCCAGCCGCTCCAGCGGCCCGAAGGCGTGCAGATACGGCAGCAGCCCGAGCTGGCGCTCGGCCGCCAGGGACGTTGGGACGATCCCCGGCGGCGGCGACTGCTTGTCCACGACGATGTCCACGCCGTTGACGTAGTGCGCCCGCAGGGCCCGGCGCATGAACTCATCCATACCCGTCCCGCCGCGGTCCACGTCCGCCAGGAACACCCCCAGGAACTCCCGATACGGGCTGTGCTCGTACCGCCTTTCCGGCGCGGCCCGGAAGAGGTTGTCCACGCGGAGATTGATCAGGTCGGCACAGTGGTCAATCGCCATCGACGCCTGCCGCCGCCAATCATACTGCGTCTGGGCCTCCCGCACGCCGGCGTCCGCCGCCGAGCCGAACCGGTCCAGATAATCCCCCCGCCGCAGCACGTGCAGGTGCATCTCCGCGAAGTCCCGGTTCAGCTCCCACGAGCCCCGAAGCTCGTCGTAGACGGCGCTGGTGGCGGACGGATCGAAGTCCGTCTCGACCGGCGCGCCTGGGTCGGTGAGTTGGGTCTGCGTCATCAGTCTCTCCTGATGTCATGTGAGATGGGGGATTCAGTGTTTGAGCCCGCACGGCGCCAGAGTTGTAGCCCAGGGCTCACGCCCTGGGCTGCAATTCTGCCGGCCTTCGGCCTGGGTTCCCGCAATTAACTGGTTCTCAGCGGCACGCGATGGACCGTCCTTGGGCACAGCCGGTTGACGTAGAAGTACCGCAGGGCGTCCATGGTGTGCTCGGCGGGCTGGGGGTCGAGGGGCTCGTCGATGTACGTGTCGTTCACCCGCCGGTTGCGGTAGCTCTGGATGTCGCGGACGAACGCCCGGTTGTTGTCGGTGTCGAGGTAGCGGAATCGAGGCGGGCCGGTCGCGGGCTTCAGGGCCGCCCGGACAAGCCGGACCCCGTTGGCGACCTCCCGCGCCCGGCCCGACAGGGTGTACGTACACTCGATCCCGTACGCGCGGAACTCCTCCACATTGCTCCGGCCCGTCTGGTCGTTCCGGCTTCGGCCGGCGGGGTCGCAGTAGGTCGCCTTCACCTCCCGCAGCCAATGGGCGAGTATGGCGTCGGCGTGCACCTTCAGCAGGGTGCGGCCGGCCTTGTAGGTGTCCAGTAAGTATACAATCCCGTCGGGATCCACCCCCAGCCAGAGGCACACGAAGGTGTTGAAGCCCCAGTCGATCGAGCGGTACACGGTCACGCCCGGCGGCGCGACGGCAATGCGATGGACGGCCTCGTCGAAGTCGGAATATACCAGCCCCTCCACGCTCGGGCGCTTGCATTCATACTCCGCCGCCCACGTGGCCGAACCCACCTTGCGGTACGCCTTGATGACGTCGTCGATCGCGCACAGCCCCCCGGCGTCGGCGGCGATGCCGACACGCCGGCCCGGATCGCGGTGGAACTCCCGCGCCTTCGCCCGGCAAGCCGGGGCCAGCGGGCACGCCTCGCACCCCCTGCCCTGCTCGTGCCGCTCCGGCGGGCACCGGGCGATCGCCTCCCAGATGTTCCACTTGTGCAGGTGGACGCCATTGCCCGGGGCGGCCTCGATCAGCCTCCCCATCGGCCCGTCGATCCGGTGCCACGTGGACATGTATCGCGTCGACGCGGGGATCTCCGCCGTCGAGGCGATCATCCCCACCGCCGCACGCTCGATCTCCGGGTCGATCTCGTCCAGCTCGTCGGCATACAGCCGGTGCACCTTCGGCCCGCGGACGCGCTTCTGCGAGGCGGCGAGGATTTCCATCTTTCCGCCCCCCACCGCCGTGATCGTCGCGCCCACCCGCCCGCGGACCCGCCGGCGCAGGAATCCCTCGCACCACCGCCGCCAGTACGCGTACAGGCACCGCGCCTGCGCCTCCGACCCGCTCAGCACCCGCACCTCCAGCCCGTCGACCGCCCCCAGCTCCATCGCCGCGACGATCGACGCCGTCAGCGTCTTGCCCCCCGACCGGCACGACCACGCCGCCACGTCCTCACCCGGGTGGGCCAGGCAATCCCACGCGAAGTGCAGCGGGCCGCTGTGGCCGGGGGTGAAGATCCGGTGCGGCAGCTCGATGCCGAACTCATCCCTGATCGTCTGCCACAGAACCTGTCGGGCGTTGATGCAGGCATACCGGAAGTATGGAAGCCGCTTACTCATCGGGCTGAGGCCCTCCGAGCTCCTTGGCGATCCGGCGCCGGGTCTCGAGGGTAAGTCTGGACATCGTCTCCCAGGTCGCCTTGGGCTGGTCGGGGGCGTCGGCGTCAAGCCAGCCCGCGCCGGGGGCGATACCGGCCAGACGCAGGATGTCCAGCGCCGCCTTCCGCTGCACCCCCGAGGTGGGCTTGACGTCTTCGGCGATCAGCTTGCCCAGGCG